TCAATACCCAATGATACAGCAGTTCCAACACCAGGAACAGTAGAGGCAGCACCAGATGCTAGTTCACCAACAGCACCTATAATATCACCTTTAAGTAATCTTTCAATACCAAATGCAGCACCTGCAAGTAATCCAACACCAGGAATTTTCTTTGCTACTGCTTTACCTGCTCCTTTTGCTACTGCTTTACCACCTGCTTTTGCTGCTCCTTTTGCTACTGTTTTACCACCTGTTTTTACTAATCCTCCACCAACTTCTTTGGATATTGTTTTACCAATCTTTCCAATAGGACCACCTTTTTTAGATAGAGAGGTAATTGGTTTAACACCCTTAGTTGGTTTAGCAGGTCTACCTTTTTTAAATGCAGCAATTCTTTCTTGTTTCGTTAGATAGTTACCTTTAGCATCAGTACCCATCTGAATGGCATTATTAAATAAATCGCCAATTCCTGAGGACTGTGGTGCTGGTGGTGGTGTAAAACGAACAGATGGTGTTGGACCACCTCCAGGAACTCCAGCTGTGCCAGGTAATCTAGGACCACCTGGTGGTAATGCTGGTCTTGGTTTTGTAAGACCTCCACTAGATGTTGGTACAATAGATCCCTTTCCAGGAGGTAATTCTAACTGTCTAACTGCTTGTCTTATTACTTTCTGTTGTCTAGGAGGTAATTTCTTTTGTTCTTCCCTACCTCTTAACCTTTTTACATCCTTTTCCCCACCGTCAGATTCTACATTTACAGATGCAGAAGCAAAAGTAGAAGTTACACCAAACCTAAGAGTTTCATCTTGTGGTTTTTCGTATGACTCCTCAATACCAATCTCTACCGTTGCCTTATTACTAAAAAGTTCAAATTCACCAGCAATCTTACCTTCAACAATATCTGCTTCAGAAAAGTTTTCAGATATTACAAACTTTCTCTTCGTACCATCTGGAAACTTACCATTCTCAACAGTAATCGTAAAGGTGACTACTTCACCCCTTTTAACGCTTTGTTTATCAGCCTCAACCTTCCATTGGATACGGTCACGTTTTTTACCGTCTCCAAATTTTATGCCTGAAATTGCGTAAGATCCTGATGCCATTAGCTTTCTTGTGCTTTTTTGAGTTCGTCAAGATATTGTTGCAATAATGCAGTGTAAACATCTCGTTCCCACGGCATTAAATTTTCAATTTCCGTCAAACTATATTTATGGTACTGCATCAAAGCAAAGTTGGTTTTATAGTACCCCTCCAGATTCATATGGAAGAGGCTTATCCGAAAAAATTAGATAATCCCTCAATCGTATATTCATCAACAACACCAGTTTTTGGATTTTCTGCCTTAAAGGTATGAGTCAATTTTGGTGAAGTTTCAAAGAATTCAGAGAATTTCTCAAATTGTTCTCTGGTCATATTTTCAACAAATGAGTTAAATTCCTCCTTTGAAGTAGTTGAATGATCAAATACTTCATCTTCAGTAAAGATTTGATCAATAGAATCTGCAATAAAGTCAACTACTTCATCTTCATCAAATTTCTTCAAAAGAGAAACATTAACAAAAGTATCGATGCCAGGATATTTCATTATACACCCAACTTTATCGTCAAGCATGATTTTTTTATCATGACTCTTTGGAATATCAACTTCTACATCTTCAAGGTTTACTGTTACATTTGTAGTTGTAACACCATCATCTTTACAAGTAACAATAAATTCTACTGTGCTTCCAACAGAAACAGATCTGATTTTTAAGTAAATGTACTCCAGATCAAAAGATGCCAATTTGTCAACTTTTACACCTCTAGTTACGATGCAATTTTGGAGAAGATCACAAACTGCTTCTTTAATTACCTGTTCATTACCATCTTCTGATGCTAGTAAAAGTACCTTTTCCTCTTTTACTGTGAAAGGTCGAATTTTAATGCTTTTGCCCGTAGAAGGCACTTTGATACTAGAAATAGGATAACCAATTTTCGGTAGTGACATAATATGCTCGTTCAGTATTATTATTTAGTTCGACTTTTTTAGTCAAAAATTAGCGGAGTAAATTTTTCGACTTTTATGGAATCGAAAAATCGAATTTGCTATTTTACACCAATATATTGTCCATTCTCATCGTAAAGGGTATTAACCACCTTGAATGATTGCTGTGTAATATCATTCATTATAACATAGTGTCTCTCATATTGGAACTGTGCTGTGAACTTAACCAATTGAGTATTACCGTATGAAAGAGGAACAGCATCAACCTCTGCTGGCCAACAATTTTCCATTACATAAGTGATTGGTGACCTTTCTTGTGTATCTTCAGGACCCATTTCAGTTTTAGTAATCCTTATGTCACATCTGTATTCATCAGGATATGCTAGTCGAACTGAACGTTGCTTACGCAACCTATCAGTAGTTCTCATGCTTTCAAGATTACTTCCTGGTTTTTCTGACCTTTGCTCTTCTCCAAAAATATAATCATTCCATGATTGAATGAATTTTAGAGGAAGTAGATCAGCAGTTAACATCCAACCTAACTGAAATGTACTGAAGACACGACTGGTTGCATAGTTTACTTGACTCTCACCTAGGTATCTTCCAGTAATTGATCCAGTTCCAGTGCTAATATTTGGTAACTGTGCCTCATCACAGAACATTTTTATGTACTCTTGTTTAAAATATTCACCCAACGCTTCTTTAAGTTCTGGTGTCAAATAAAATTGCACATCGAAGTTATTGCTTGAAGCAACACCACCCCTATTACCTATCTTCTTTAAAAAGTTATCTATAGACACACTAAATACCTATGTTGGTCTTTTTATATTTATGGCGTACTCTGGATTTTACAAACCAGTGAATCCAAAGAAGTACCGTGGCAACCCGACAAATATTGTTTATAGGTCGCTATGGGAACGAAAGTTCATGGTGTTCTGTGACAATAACCCTAATATATTACAGTGGGGAAGTGAAGAAGTAATTATACCATACAGAGCACCTGATGGTAAAGTGAGAAGATACTATCCAGATTTTTACATTAAGGTTCGCGAAAAAACTGGAGGTGTTGCGAAATATATTATTGAAGTAAAACCCAAAAAGCAAACCCAACCACCTAATGCAAAAAATAAAAGAACTGCCTCATATCGTAATGCTGCATTAACATACGCAAAGAACCAAACTAAATGGTCTGCTGCTCGTGAATATTGTGAAGACAGGCAAATGAGCTTCTTGATATTAACCGAGGATCATTTAGGAGTATGAAACAATGGCACAAGGATTTGGTTCTACATCGATTAGAACCGCAAACACAACAACAGAAGAATACCAAACTCTGTTTGAGAAAGTAAAAACACTAAGTTCAGGACAAAAGAAATCTATAAAATGGTATAGATCAGCAGTCAAATCAGAATCTGGTAAATACAACAAAAATTTTAATAACAAAGGTAGTACAGAAGTATCCCAAACTCAAAACGAATTACGTAACACTACATTAGAAAAACATATCTATATGTTTGAGTATCAGGCAAAAATGAGATGGTTACCTTACTACGATAGATTTCCATTAGTATATGTTCTCAAATCATCAGGTTCTGAATTCACAGGAGTAAATTTACATTATTTGTCACCAAAAAAGAGAATGATTGCTACCAAAAAATTATTAGCAGGAAGAATTGACATACCTAAGGCATGTTTCCATAAATACCTACATAACCATGTCCAGGAAGGAGTGTATATTGATCTTGCTCAAGCAGAGTGGGATAGTGCTATTCTCTTACCAACTGAGGAATTTGTGAAAAGTATCAATGGTATGAACTTTCCTATAGATAAGAAAGTTGTATGGAAAGATACTGATGACACTTTCTATGATAAAATCAGAGGTCAAAGTAAATAATGTCACAACCAGTAGCACAACAACTAGAAGCAGATACTGTCACTACGGATGAAGTAAAATCTGGGAACTCTAGCAATGACTGGTTTGATTCAATTCCAGGTATATTCAAAGGTCCACTTAAAGCAGTTGGTCTAGATGATGATCTAGAACGTGCTATTAATTGGATTGAGAACAGTCCTCTTGGTCATTTAGCAGAGGATGTTGTTGCTGATCTCAAGCAACGATTCAGAGATGGAAAGGATACTTGGTTAGGTCCAGATCCAATTTCATTTACGGTAAAACCACCAGCAATTACAGGAGATGATGATAGAAACGATGCTCACAACTCATCACTAAGATATCCAAGCGATTCTATATTGGGAAGCACAGATTACATGCTGTTCCAATTCTTTAAATACAGACCACCATTTGCTAATCAGGGAAAAGCAAATATTCTTAGAACCGTAGCAGGACAAAATAGTGGTGAGTATGGAACTGTTGAAGAGTATAATTTATCAATAACCAATTTATCAGTTGATACACAATTAAATCAGGTTGTACTATATGTTCCACCTGATGTATCATCTACATATGGTGCAGAGTGGTCTGATCAATCATTTAGTAACACTGCTGTTGCTGGCATTAGATCTGGTCAGGCATTGGCCGATGGTAATTTAGCGGGTGCTGTTCAAGGTCAATTTGAAAATTTATGGGGTGCAGCAGGAAGATTCAAAGATGTTTGGGGTGGTGATCGCGTCAGAGAAGAGATTGCAAAAAGAACTGGCGAACAACTTAGTAGAAACGATTTGTTTTCATCAGCAGGGGGAGCAATTTTTAATCCAAACACTGAACTGCTATACAGAAACCCTCACATGAGAACCATTGACTTCACATATAAATTGGTTCCAAATAACAAGAAAGAAGCAGAAATTATTTATGAAATTGTAAGGACATTTAAACTATGCTTACATCCTTCGTTTGGTAACCCTGGTATGCAGCAAGGAACTAAAGCACAAGGTTTTGCTGCAGCATTAAATGTATTCGGTAAAACAGATTCTAAGGTTGGTTTTATTTCTGTTCCTAGTGTAGTTAAGTTTGCATTCATGAAAGGAGGAGGTTTACATCCATTCCTTCCACAGTATAAAACATGTGCATTAGTTAGTGTTGATGTTAACTACACTACTGATGGACAATATGTGGTAACAAGAGATGGTTATCCAGTTGCAACTGAACTAAGATTATCATTCAAAGAACTCAAACTCGTGTACAGAGAAGACATTAGACCAGTTGGACCAAGTACAGGCAAGTTTGGTCCCAACAAAGCACTACATGGAGGTCACTGATGTATTTTTCTTTAGTACCAAACTTAGAATATCCAATCAAACCTATTGGATATCCATTCACACAAGAAGATATTACTATTGCTAAGAATTTCTTTAGAAGATATGAACTGAACAAAAATATCTTTGAGAATGCAGTGTTCTTTAATCTATATCAAATTGGTGACAAACAAAGACCAGAACACGTAGCAAAAGAAATGTATGGTGATCATATGTATGACTGGGTAGTACTACTATCAAATAATATTATCAACTCACAGTTTGATTGGCCCTTATCTAACCATGAGTTAACAAAACTAATTGAATCTGAATATGATGATCCATATGGAACCATTCATCACTATGAGACATATGAATATGGACAATACAAAAAAGGAACCCATGTTGACAAGACCTTTTACGATGGTCAACACAAGTTCCTCTTTTCTGATGGTCAATACGTTACTAAGAACGGTAATGAAGTTGCAAAGGCAATTACTGTTATGGAACACTACACTGCAGAGAATGAAAAGAAACGTGAGATCTTTGTTCTCAAAGAAGATTATTTTATATCATTCGTAGATGACTTTAGAAAAACTAATCGTTACAAAAAGAGTGACGATTATGTTAGTGCTAAATTAAAACGAGCAAGAATCTAATCAACTTTTTCGGGCAAAAATATGCCCGAATTTTTTTTGCAGTTTTATGGAATTCAATAATCAGATTCGGGACAGGCATCAGGATTCAATCTTATGAACTGATGGTTCCATCCGTGTACATCAACCTCATACGATTGATGAGCTCTGGTATGTACAAGTTGTACTAATATTAAAAAACCCAGAATCATTACATTGATCTGGGTTACTGGGTGTACTAATGCTCTTAAGTATTTCACCAAGTTTTATTGTGAGTGTTAACGTCACCTTCAATGTGGTTGTGATCTATCTCATCGATGTGAGCATGATCTACATTGATGTGGGAATCTTCAACAACCTTTACTCTATAAACAATCTTGGATTGCTTCTTTGCAAAGTGAAGATCGATTCTTTTCTTCAACCAATATAGGAATGTAAGTACCAATATGAATTGGATACCTTCTTCCCATGACATGTTCCATGCATCATTAAGATTCATGGAAGCGGCAGCCATAGTAAATGGTGCCGCTAACATTTCTGTTCCCATTATCTAAAAATTAAACTATAATATGCAGCAATAACTAAGAGGGTCAAACAGACCCTCTCGTATGTCCACCTCACTCTTCAGCAAGACGAGCGAAGTATGACAGTGCATCGTCATCATCTACAACTGCGTCCTGCTTAACAGGAGAAGGTGCAGAGACAGCAACAGGTTCGTACTCTTCATCATCAACAGAAGGACGAGTAACAGGACGTTGACCAATGCCAAGTACCATGTTCAAACGACGCTCAAGATCCTCATAGGACTTGAACTGATCCTTAGAAGTAAATGCTTCTAACGAGTGTTCTTTTTTCCACGTCGCTTCAAGTTCATCATCATCTGAAGACAAAGCACTAACACTATCAAACTCACTGCTGTCATAGTTCCAGAAACCTGCGACTTTCTTGATCTTCAACTTGAAGTTAGCACCTTCCCAAAGATCAAAGACATTTACTGGTGTCTCATCTTGGAACTCAGGTTGCATAGCAGCGAGGATCTTATCATGGATCTTCTTACCATACTTGTAAAGGAATACCTTACCTTCGTTCTCAGGGTGCTTAGGATCCTTCACGACAAGGATGTTACTGTAGTAAGATAGCTTACGCTTCTGCTTACGTGCAGTTTCTTTGTCTTCATCAGCACCGCTGTTCCAGAGACGGCGGTTAACTTCACCAACAGGATCCTTCTCGTTGAGTGTAGTCAGGGAGTTTTCGATGTACCAACCACCAGGTCCTTGGAAGGCGTGGGAGTACAACTTTGCCCATGGAATGGTTTCACCATCAGGGGCAGGGAGGAAACGGATAACAGCGTACCCATTTCCAGAAGCGTCAACTTCTGGTTTCCAGAACCTCTCATCAACGTTCTTACCGCTGGATGATTTTTCAAGTTCCTTCTGTAGGAACTGAAAATTGTTGCTGGACTTGCGCTTTAGGTCTGCGAATGACATAGATTGCCTCGGATTTAATTGGATTTGGTTTGTATCTGGGATGCTCTGTGGCGGTTTTACCCAACGTCATGTCCACGCTTCTAAGTCGTGGTAGTTGGAACCCAGTTGACCCCTCATCACTCAAACATA